AAATCACCTAAAAGGCAGAACCAAAATTTCTGACTCAGGTCAAATAAAGGTTCATAAAGTTGATGCAATTCGTAAACAACTAAGATACGATTTTATCCAATAATTAACCCTACCTCAGTAAACCGCTGGGGTAGAGTTGTCTTTTTTCAATAAATTAACTTAAAAATAAACAATAAAAATGATAGACAATTCAGTATTAGAAACAGAAACCGAGGTTAAAATGACGTATACCCGAGAAGAAGCAAATGAGTCATCATTAGAGTATTTTAATGGAGATGATTTAGCAGCCAGTGTATGGATTAACAAATACGCACTAAAAGATTCAGATGGTAATCTTTATGAAAAGAATCCAGAAATGATGCATCGTCGAATTGCATCAGAGCTTGCTAGAGTTGAAAAGAAATATAAAAATCCGTTAAGTGAAGAATATATCTTTTCATTACTAGATAAGTTTAAATATATTATTCCACAAGGTTCACCAATGAGCGGTATCGGAAATAATAATCAAACCGTGTCATTGTCTAACTGTTTTGTTATTGGAGTTAATGGATCATCTGACTCATACGGAGCAATCTTAAAAGTAGATCAAGAACAGGTTCAATTAATGAAACGCCGTGGAGGAGTAGGTCATGATTTATCTGATATTCGACCTGCTGGTTTACCAGTTAAGAATTCAGCATTGACCTCTACTGGTATTATTCCATTTATGGAACGCTATTCAAATTCAACTCGTGAAGTTGCTCAAGGAGGTCGTCGTGGAGCATTAATGTTATCATGTTCAGTTAGACACCCAGAAGCAGAAGCATTTGTTGATGCTAAACTTGATAGTACTAAAGTTACTGGTGCAAATATTTCTCTTAAAATGCACGACGATTTTATGAAAGCAGTTAAGGCTGGTAAACCGTATACTCAGCAATATCCAATTTTTTCTGAAACACCAAGAGTAACTAAAGTAATTGATCCAAAACTTCTTTGGAATAAAGTTATTCATAATGCTTGGAAATCAGCAGAACCTGGAATTCTTTATTGGGATCAAATAATTAGAGAATCATTTGCTGACCGTTATGCAGATTTAGGATATAAAACAGTTTCAACCAATCCATGTGGAGAAATTCCATTATGCCCAGACGATTCATGTAGATTATTAGCAATTAATCTATACTCATATGTAGTTAATCCATTTACTAAAAATGCAAAATTTGATTTTGAGTTATTTAAAGAACACGCTCAAATTGCACTGCGTATGATGGATGATATTATTGATCTTGAAATTGAAAAAATCGATACCATTATTTCTAAGATTGACAGTGATCCTGAATCTACTGATGTTAAGCGTACTGAACTTGAATTATGGCTTCGTATTCGAACCAAATGTATGGAAGGTCGCCGTACTGGTGTAGGTATTACCGCTGAAGGAGATATGTTAGCTGCCTTAGGTTTACGTTATGGAACTAAAAAAGCGACTGACTTTGCAGTTGAAGTTGCTAGAACTTATGCACTTGAAGTTTTTCGTTCATCTAATACCCTAGCAAAAGAGCGTGGAGCATTTAAGATATGGGACGCAGCTAGAGAAGAAGGCCATCCATTCTTAGAAAGAATTAAAGAATACGATGCTGATCTATATGCAGATCTTATGAAATATGGTAGACGTAATATTGCACTATTAACAATTGCACCAACTGGTACAGTTTCATTAATGTCTCAAACTACTTCAGGTATTGAGCCTGCCTTTATGGTATCTTATAAACGCCGAAAGAAAATTAATCCAAATGATAAAAATTCCAAATCTGACTTTATTGATTCAGTTGGGGATCATTGGGAAGAATATCACGTATTTCATCACGGCTTTAAAAAATGGATTGAGATTGAAGGATACAAATACATTCCTAAAGGTGAATCAGACATTATCGAAAAGCTTTCAGATGACGCCATACAGTTACTAACTGAAAAGTCTCCATATCATAAAGCAATGGCAAATGATGTTGATTGGGTAGAAAAAGTTAGAATGCAAGGAAAGATTCAACAATGGGTTGACCATTCAATTTCGGTTACTGTAAATCTTCCAGAACACGTTACTGAAGAGTTAGTTAATCAAGTTTATATGACTGCTTGGGAAGAAGGTTGTAAAGGCTGTACTATTTACCGAGACGGTTCCCGATCTGGTGTATTAGTTTCAAAGGACGATAAGAAAAAACAGGAATTATTTAGCGATTCACAAGCTCCAAAAAGACCACTATCATTAGAAGGTTCAGTTACGACCTTTATGAATAGTGGAGAACGTTGGGTCGGACTTATTGGACTTCTAAATGGAAAGCCGTATGAAGTATTTACTGGCCAACATGAAAATTTCCCAATTCCAACTTATGTTGAAACAGTTAAAATTGTTAGAACTAAAAAAGAAGGAAAATCTTCATATGACGTTGTCTATGTTGATAAACTTGGAGAAACAATTAAGATCCCTAACCTAAATCATGCATTTGACGAAAAATATCATGATATGGCAAAAACTATCTCGGCTGTATTACGTCATGGCATGCCATTACCATACGTTATTGAATTATTAGATTCTTTAAACCTAGATGGCGACTTAATTACTACCTGGAAAGCTGGAGTTAAACGAATGCTTAAAAAGTTTGTAAAAGACGGAACACCTGTTTCTGGTAAAACCTGTAAATCTTGTGGCTCTGATGCACTTGTTTATACAGAAGGTTGTCTATCTTGTAAGAACTGCGGTGATTCTAAGTGCGGCTAACCAATATTAACTATTGAATATGGAAAGGGAGGCAGTTGTCTCCCTTTTTTTGTATAAATAACCATAACAATTACTATATTTATGGAAATCCTAGACTTTAGACAATTTAAGTTATTACTAGAAGCAGATGAACCTGCGGCTACTCCACCACCAGTTGAGCCACCTTCTCCTACTGAGACTGCTTCAGCGCCTGCTGAAAATTCACCAGCTCCAGCAAGTCCAATTGATGCACCTTCAACTGATCCATTTGCAACTGCTGAATTACCGCCAGACCCAAATGCACCAGCTCCAACCGCTGGTCAAACTGGCGATATTAATCTAGTGTTAATTGATGCTGATAAGAAATGGCATTCTCAATATACTGGAGGCGGCGGAGTTAAAAGATATAAAGAATATCAAGTTAAACAAGTTGATTTAGATAAGTGGATAACTGATAATCAACTAGACTCAAAGAAAGTTGAAATTGTTGATGCCCTTAGAGGTAAAGGATTTTTAGATAAAGAAATCTATGACAAATTAAAATCCGCAATGGCTGCTAAAAAACTAGGTATTGATAAGGGTGATATTGATATAGATTTTGATGCTAAACTATCTCCTTCGACCAATCAATTAGAAGTAAATTTTATTAAACCTAAAAAATGATAAAAAGGTTTTCACAATTTATATTTGAATCAAAATACGATTCACTTGCTTCAACTTTCGCTAAAGATCTATTTAGCGTAATTAAGAAAACTGCAGGTGTTAAGATAGGTAAAGAAATATCCAAAGAATTTGAATATGATACCCCACTTGAATTTACACTATCAATTAAGTTAGTTAGAGTTGAAGAATTTGAGCCGGCTAAATCTAAATATTTTAGTGGACTTCCTTGGGAAGTAATTAATTTTGAAAATAAAGGGTTTGCAATAGATGCAAATTCATTTATTCCAAAGGCAAACGAGCCGGAGTCGCCTGAAATTGAAGTAGTCCTTTATATTAGTCCAGATGCGGAACCTCAATGTTATCCAGCATTAAATTATAAATTAATTGATAATATACGACATGAACTTGAACACCTTTTACAAAAAGGCATAAATAAAAAGACTGGCCATATTGTTAATACCACAAAATCAGTAAGATCTCGTGCTGAAAGTGATTATCATTACTTTTTATTAGCTGATGAAATTCCAGCAATGGTTGCAGGTATGTATGCATCAGCTAAAAAGAAAAGGGTACCTCTTGATCAGGAATTTGAAGAATACTTAAAACCCTTTATTGAGACCAAGTTAATTTCTCAACCTGAAGCTGATAAAGTTATGTCAACTTGGGTAACTTTTGCTAAAAAAGTATACCCAGCAGCTAAATTTTCAAACAAATATCACTAATATTTAAAACCGGGTGGATTTCTCAAATATAAGATAACAAAAATATTTGAAATTATGACAACACCTACATGGTTAACATCGCTAAAGGAACAAGTTTCTCAATTAGAAGCAGAAGCTGGAAAATTCTACGAAAAAGGAAATAAATCAGCTGGAACTAGAACTCGTAAAGTTCTTCAAGACATTAAAGCACTTTGTCAAGAAGGCCGAACTCACGTTCAGGAATCTAAAGTTGATACTAAAGCCTAATTTTTAGACTAAAAGTTCACATTTAAGGACGGGTTTTACAACTCGTCCTTTTTTTTTCAAAACTCTTCACATTTATTTAGTACAATTCTATTAAATTATTAAACATTATAAACAATATGGAAGATCTATTCAATCTTAATCTCGATGATTTCTCAGGTAAATCATCAGCAGCAGGTCGCAAAGTCGACGACAATGTGTACAATCCCGGTCCAGACCAAGGTCAAAACGGTATTTACAAATCAGTTATTCGTTTTATCCCTTGGGTAACCGATCCAACTAAGAGCCGCTACAAAAAATATGCAGCTAAATTAACTAACCCTTTAACCAACGAAAAGTTGTATGTAGATTGTCCATCAACGACAGGAGCATCATCAATTCTTTGGACGCTTGATCTTGAATTAAAGAGATTAAAAAATGAAGAGCCTTCAATTGTTGAAGAGATTCAAAAGTATTTTAATCGTTATTACAATTACTATTCTTGCGTTTACATCAAGAAGGATCCACAATTTCCTACAATGGAAGGTAAAATCAAAATATATTCTTATGGATATACAATTGACAACTTAATCCAACAAGAAATTAATCCTGAACAAGAATTAGTTACTACTCAAAAAATTAATCCATTCTCACTTACTACAGGTAAGGATTTTGTTTTGGTTATTAAGCGTAAGACTAAAGCATGGAGAGATTTTAGTGCTAGTAAATTCATGAATGAAGTTAGCCCATTAATTATCTCAACTCAAGGTAAAGAAATTCCAGTTTCTACTGAGCCTAAGGTTATGCAATTTGTAAGCGAATACTTTAAAAAGAATTCGCCAGATATGAGTCAATATTTCTTAAAGGAATGGACTGATGTTGAATACGAAAAAGTTGCAGACTATATTAAAGCAATTGTTCCTTACAAACAAATCATTGACAATTTAGTTGCAAACACTAAAGATGAAAGAATGAAGAAACACTTTAAATTATCTGCGCCGGTTGCTAGAACACAAGCACCACTTGGTGAAGATATTGAATTCACTCCAGCGCCAGCAGTAAAAAATGTAAGCTCATCAATTAATTTAGATGATGACTTTGAAATTTCTGCTCCAGCGCCTGAAGTTAAACCTAAAACAGCTGCCCCAAAGGCAGATGACTTAGACGATTTATTTGCATCTTTATAAAAATAATTAAACTACAAAATGGCAAAATCAAAAACACCACCAGTAGTTGAAGCTCCTCAGGTTGACGCAAATCAACCTGAGGCCGCTCCAATCGCTACACTACTTTCTTCAATTAGTTATACTAATCTTGAAGATTATGAAAACTTTTTGGTAAATTTAACTCCAGAACACGCAGTTCTTATTTTAGTAGCCTCAGCAAATCATTGCCAAGCTAAAGGAATATTTACACTAGAAGAATCTGAACTTATTGTAAAAGCAATAAAGAAACTGCAAGTTCCTAAACAACCTACTAATTAAAATAAAATGAATCTAATCATAGACGGAAATGCTTTTTTAAACGTGGCAGTAAGTATTGTTAAAAACATTCTTGCAAACGATAAAAGAATTGGTGAAAAGTATTACGTTGCTGATTTATTAAACGATGATAAATTTATTCTTAAACAGGGTAGTAAAGATTCGTTTAAATCATTTTCAACAAATTATTTTGGTAGTATCCTTGCTCCATTTAAAGAAAATATCCAATCTGTATTTTTTGTATTTGACTCTAAGAGTTGGAGAAAAAAATATATTAAGGAACATTTTGAAACACATGGAGAAGGAGACTTTAGTTATAAAGGTCAAAGAAAATACGATGATAAAATTTATCTGTTCTTTGAATACTTTCAAAATGAAGTACTCAATATAATCTCAGATGAATATGGAGTTGTAGTCAATCGAGTACCTGGAGCAGAAGGTGACGATTTAATTGCCTACATTTGTGAAAATCTAAAAGAAGATATTTGTATTTGGTCAGTTGACAAAGATTTAACTCAATTATTGGAAAGCAATAAGCGCAAAGTTATTTTAATTATGCCAAAACAGATGACAAAATATAAAAAGATTTATACAACTGAAGATTTTGGTAAAGACGAAAAACCGGCAGAAGTTAATCTATTTGATTTTGATATTGAGTCAATTGATAACTCAGCGGTTATCAATATAATAAATGACTTAACCCAAAAAGACTATCAGCACTTAACAATTGATCCAACTCTGGATATTTTAACAAAATGCTTAGCTGGAGACAGTTCTGATAATATCCCAAGAGTTCATCCAAAAATGACAGCCTCTAAAGTAACTAAAATAATAGAGCATGTTAGAGAATCATATGAGTGGTCTGATGTTAAAGAACTAATCGATTCAGGTGATTCTGGGTTCCTTGATGTAATGCGTGAAATAACATGTGATACTCTAAAGATAAAGGAACCTGGTGAATGGCAGACAATCCAGAATAACATCCATCGTAATAAGACATTAGTAAGATTAAGTACAAAGCTTTTTCCAACTGACGTACTCGATGCAATAAAAGCAAGTGTGGATTTAACAGTTCGCCGTAAATTTAATTATTACAAATTCAAAAAAAATTATAAATACTAATGAGTGTTGATATAACAAAAGGCTTTATGCCACTATTTGAAAGACTGCTGGTTTTACCAGATACAGTAGAGACAAAAACCGAAACTGG